ATAGTCAATTTTGCCATGTAGAGCGCAAATCCAGAGAGCGTCATCGAGATTATAGTCACATCCTCGAGACTTAACGAATTTCTTGATTTCAGGAAGAAGGCCTATGCTGAGATCTGAAATTGGATCCGAGTCCTGCACGAATTTCTCGTCTAAACTCTCTTTAACTAGTTTTCTCTTTTCTTTAGCGATATGATCCTTTAAGAGCTTAACTACTTTCTCATGTCCATTTTCACTTGCCCATCGTAAAGCCCAATCATCTCTTGCATGCACATCTGCTCCAGCATCAAGTAGATATTGGACATAGTCAATTTTGCCATGTAGAGCGCAAATCCAGAGAGCGTCATCGAGATTATAGTCACATCCTCGAGACTTAACGAATTTCTTGATTTGTTCAAGCATACCTATGCCGAGATCTGAAATTGGATCCGAGTCTTGCATGAACTTCTCATTAATATGTTCTCTAACGAGTTTCAATTGTTGTGTTTGTTTTATTTATTCACTCAACGACAATGATTCGTTTCATAAACTCGAGAGGAAACGCAAATATATATAAAAAGCAGTAAGGCTCTGCTAAGCCAACTAGAGAGTTATGAACTAGCTGTCCTGCTTTAATTTATTTATTTAAAATAAAAGAGTTAACTCAATGAAAGAATTTAAAAAAACAGAAAATGGCCTTTTTGTCTGCGAAGAGTGCGAAAAATTGTGTAAAAATTGCTTAGAATTAAGTAAACATATAAAAAGATATCATAATTATCAAAATTATTATGATAAATGGCTTAAAACTGAAGGAGAAGAAATTTGTAAAATATGCGGAGAAAAAACTACATTTTTAGATAAGCGTTATGAGGAATTTAATAAATTAATAGCATACAATAATTCTATTTAGAAAATCATAAGGAAACGCTCTTCTATTATTATGAATAAGATCTGCTAAAGCTCCATCTAATATGTATGTATTACACCAATCATTTTCATGACGAACAGTACGTCCTACAGCTTGTTGGACCTCAATTATAGTCTTCCATCGGTACCAATCAGGATTTATTTTAAGCTTAGTCGCAATAAATTTATCTGCTAAGCTTGGATATGGAATTTTTGCGATAATAGCAAATCTACACCAATCATCTTTTAAATCCAATCCAGTGGTTAGTGAAGGCCCCATAAGAACTTTATTCTTATTAACTTTAAGCATTTCAAGAACCTGTATTTTTTCTTCAGTTCCGCTGTATATTAATATTCTCTTTTGATGTTTTTTAGAAATTCCATTATAGATTTTTAGTGTCAAATCATATGACGCTGTATGTATTATTCCGCTTTCTTTTGGGTGCTTATCAAGTATTTCATCTATTTTTGAATATAACCAGGGCAAGTTTCCCTCAATTTGATTATATGTCATTCTTCTTGTATTATAAAAATAAATTGGTGATTTTTCAAAATTAAAGAGAGAATCCATTTTTATATATTTTGCTTCTTTAAGCGCAATGCTTTTAAGATATTTTGATGGATCAGCAAATGTTGCACTCATTAATACTGTGAACCCCGTCCATCGATGAAAATACTTATGCATCATGTATGATTCTTCTAAACAATTGAACGTAAGTTCTTTTTCTCCTGTAGGATTTTTAACCATATTTCGTGTAGAAGTTTTTTCTATAATGTCATTATAATCTTCAACTTTACAATGAATATCTTTTAACCAATCACAAAGCCAAAGTGCCTCTCTCCATTCTTTTGGAGGATCTTCATGAGGATACTCTCTATTAACTTTATCTTTTAAAAGATCCACAGATGGAAAAAAGACTTCCATCGATTCTTCAATTTTCGTTAGTATTTCATGCAATGTGTCCTGATTCTCAGTCTTATAAAGTTTTTCAATATTTTCTTTAATGCTATTGTAATTATTTAAATGATTACGAACTTTATAAGTTGCAAAAAAGTTTGTTAATTTTTCTATTTTTTCAAGTGTTTTTGAATCAAATCTGGGAGAATAATGATTTTGTATAAGATCAAGAAGTTTATGTCCTTCATCACAGATTGTAAAGTCTCTTGCTTTAAAGATTGCTTCTTCTCCAACATGTGAAAAAACGTAATTCATCATTATTAGCCAATACGCATAATTTAATAATGAAGTAGGAGTACGGGAAGCTTGTTCACGAGCATTAAAATAAGGACAAGAATGATAGCATGGCATTTTATTAGGAGCTTTATTTCTTATACGACAAGTTCCTAATGAATTCTTTTCCATATTATCGACACAAAGATAATTGTCTATACCTTTAATTGAACCCCACCGAATATTCGCACGGTTAAAGTCTTTTTCGTATTGTTCTTGGAGTGCTATGTCAGAAGCTAAAATATAACCATCTTTGCCTTCTTGATTTAAAATCCAAGCTACAGCCATTCCTATGATAGACTTTCCTGATCCTACGGGAGCGTCGAGTATTACAGTCTTAATTCCTTTGTAATATGCTTCAACTATTTCAATTACAGCTTCTTTTTGCCCTTTGCGCCACTCAAAATCTTCGCCAAAGAATGTAAGGCGAAATTCATCGAGTTTCAGCTTTAATTGTTCGATGGTCATTATGTAAATATTTATAGAGATTTTATGTAAACGAAAGCCTTAAGTTTTAATCTTAAGGCTTTTTTAATTTACATTGCATCATATTGCGCAGTTATAGATCGATAAACTTCATCGAACATTGTATCTGCAGCTTCACTCCAAGGAATATTTTCTTCCCAATAATCAGGAACACTCATATAAAGTCCGTAAGGACTATCAACGTTGGTAATGTATTCTCTCAGAGTATTTTTATTAGTTCCAGTTGTTTTAAGAAATTCTGGAGATAACTTTGTTCTTAATCTTTTCCAAATAGCATTCACAATATTTGTGGTGTATTCTTCAAGATCACCTTCTGAAGATTTTTGGCTTTCAAGCCAATTATCTATTTGAGCGTTTGCCCAATCATCTTCAGCTTTTGTTATTTCATATAATGATTCTTTAACGAGTTTCATAGCTTAAATATCATCTTGGCGTGGTCTGTACCATTTGCCGCATATTCGGCATCTTCCATTTTTATCAACATTTTCAAGACAATCATGATCTTCTTCTCGATTTTTACGAGGTTTATCATCTCCCATTTTACTAAAAGATACCCAATCGTAAGAGTTTGCATCTTCAGAATATTCGCTAACCATTTTTGCTCTATTTCCTGCTTTTTCCTGTTCAAGAATAATATCTCTTAAGAAGATCTTCTTTAATTTTCCGTCTTGAAGTTTAAAAACAAAGGCATTGTTTCCCATTTGAACCATAGGAACTCCGTGAAGAAGCTTACCTGTATCACCTTTTAATCTAAATTTAAGAATTCTTCTAGATGGTTCAGATACTTTTACTTCGTTACGAAGTGCTTTGATTAATCGATCATCAAAAACATCTTCTTCTTCGACTTCAATTTCTTCTGCATTTTCCATATCGGACGTATCAACATCAAATTCATCAGGATCTATTACTTCATCCTCATCTTCAGGAACATCCCATTTATCAGTAGCATCGATTCTCGTAGGACTTACTTTTGGTTTTCTGCCTCTTTTTCCGGGTTTTCTACCACGTTTTGCGAATTCATATAAAGATTCTTCGATCATAGAAATTTTTCTCATATATATTTTTATTTTAAATATCAAGATTTTTATTTGGATGTACTCGTGAATTTTGTCTGTGTATTTTTCCAAAATTATCTATCCAAAATCCTTGCTTTGCGCATTTAGCGCAAACTCCGCCATTCATAAACTCTTCGGGCTTTGTTGGAGTTCCACATACATCACATGGAATTTTATCTAAATCATCATACATTTCTGGTTTATCTGCATCCTCATATTGTAATTTATTCAAAGGGTAATGGGAGTTAAATTGATTGTTTCTCATTGTACTGTGTGAAGCGAAAGGAGTTCGAAAATTTTGAGTTCTACTTTCATTTATTATATCTACTTTTTTGCCCCCAAGCAACGTATATGTATATCCATCCTCATCTTGCACAGTAATTTCACGAGAAAAGCCATCTTTTTTATATGTATTTAGAACTTTTACGACTTTAAATGTATACTCATTCCAATCATGTCTTCCACCCCAACGCATTGCAGTCGCTCTTATTGTTTTTCCTTCGAGCGTATCATACATAATTTTTATGAATTTTTCTGCCGCTTCCTTTTGAATATTCTTATAAATGCCATTAATGCTCACACCCCCTATGCCCATATCAACAACAGGATCGCTTTTATCACTAAACTTTTCAAATACAGATTTAGCTCGCATAAGGAGTATTTTATTTTATTTATCTAAAATAAAAAAGGAGAGTAATTACTCTCCTGTGCCTTCTTCATTTAGTTTTTCGATTGTTAGATTGCTAAACCCTGCATTCTTGTTTATTTCTATTCGATAATCAAATTGTTCAATTGGCAATGAGCTGTGATTTATTACAAAGATATTCATCTGCAAATCTTTTGAGATTTTTTGCAGTAATCCAATGATGTCAAAGATACCATCGCCATCGATAGATGAAAGAACTTCATCCAACATGAATATGTTAAGCCCGGGATATTTACGTTTTAACATTCTTATAATTGATATAAGAACTGCCAAGTCAACTCTTTTCTTTTCACCAGTGCTTAAAGTATCTACGCCGATGTCAATTCCCATATGAGTCATATTTGGCTCGAATTCTGAATTAAAATACAATGAATAGGGGAAGTGAAGTTCATGTAATGTATACTCTATTTCCTTATTAAGTGTCGGAAGATAGCTTTCAAGAATTTTCTTTTTAACACCTGTGTCTGAATAAAGTTGTTCAAGTATTGAAAGGTATTTATAGTCCTCATCATACTTAACTTTTTCCTCACTCTTTGAAGTTAAAGCTGTAGTATTTTCAGATATGATATTTTGAATGCTTGTAAATTCTTGAGGCTTATCCATTTTTAGTTTATTCATTTCAGACTCGAGAGTACGATAGGTAGTTTGAACGTTTATAATGAAATTATTGATGGTAGTTAACCCAGCATTAATCTTTTCAAGCATCGTAGTATACTTTCCTTCTTCACCTTTAAGTTGTTCTAATTTGCCGGTTTGAATATCGATATCTTCTTGTAATTGTCCCTTAATCAAATCAAATCTTGTATCATTAAAGGGAGTTGCACAAGTTGGGCATTTTTCCTGATTAAAAAGATCGAGTTTTTCTTGTATATGTTGAATAGTATGAACAATTTTAATCTTTTGTTTCATGAATGTATTTTGGGCTTGAACAATATCATCTTTTTTCTTTTCCCATTCTTTTTTCTTGTCATATCCCTCTCGAAGTTTGGGCTTGTATTCTTCGAGTTGTTTTGCAAGATTTAATATTTTCGAAGAATTGTCTTCAAAAACCTTTTCTTGTAATCTTTGAAGTTCTTTTACAGCTACATCAATATTTGCTTTTAGAGAAATTATTTCTCTATCAAAAAGGTCCATATTGAACTTAACGTCTCGAAGATCTTTTTTTACAAGTTCATTCATTTTATTAATGATCTCCATAGCAAATAACTTATCAATAATGATTCTTTTATCATGTGGAGTCATTGAAATAAAAGATTTAAAGTCATTAATACTTAAAGAAATAATGTTCGAGAAGATATGATATGGTAATCCAGTGACTTCGAGATCTATATATGTCTGATAATCTGTGATTCCCGCTTTTCCTATGTCCTCTTCGTTCTTTTCTACCATTAATGATGATGGAGAAAAAGTACGTTCAATAGTTACGCTTGTATCTGGAGAAGTTTGATCTATACCTCTGATGAATCCATGTTTATTGAGTCGATTTGCTATTTCGTCTTTTTTGAATCTATTAAGCCTTCCATAATAAAGAATCTTTGGCAAATTAACAAAAAATGATTTTCCGTTTCCATTTTTTCCAAGAACCATCCATAAACCACCCTCATCGGGTATTTCAAGAGTTTGAAGTTTATTTCCGAAAGGACCGATATTGCGCCAGGAAATTTCACGGAGTTTCATATTTTACGATTTTAATTTTGTTAATTTCATTAAAATTAATTTAGATATATATTATATAGAAAATAAAAAAATAGTTTTATGAAAGATTTCCGAAAAGAAAAAGGATTATTTATCTGTGAAGAATGTGGAAAAGGTTTTACGTGTAAAGAAAGTGTATCTAAACATGTTAAACGATATCATAATTTATTTCTAAATGATTATTATGAAAAATGGTTTAAAGAACAAGGAGATTGTTTTTGTAAAGAATGCGGCAAACCAATTTCTATTAAGCAAAAATATTGTTCTATAAAATGCAAACAAAGGGGTGCGGGAAAACAGAGATCAAATAATGCTAAAATTAATAATAAACTTAAAAAAGAAAAATTACAACAAGCATTTAAATTTATATGTTTAGAGTGCAACGAAAAATTCGAATCTTCGATTAAATTTCATAATCATATTATTAAATACCATGATATTAAAGAATATTATGATAAATTTTTAAGAAAAGAAAGTGAAGGAAAATGTAAAATATGTGGTAATTCTACCAAATTTACAGGAAAGTTAGAAGGTAATTTTTCAGGATATATGATGTGTTGCTCTAAAAAATGTTCCAATAAATATCGTTTTATTAAAAGATCTGAAACAAATATGAAAAAATACGGTGTAAAAAACCCTTTTGAATCTCCTAAGTTTATAGTTAAAATTCAAGAAACAAATATGAAAAAATACGGTGTAAAATATGCTTCTCAAACTAAAGAAACACAAGAAAAAGGAAGATTAACAAATCTAAAAAATAATGGTGTTAATTGGCCTACACAAAATAAAGATATTTTAGAAAAAGGACAAAAATCTGCTAAAACTTTAAAACAATTTAACGAAAAACTTTGGTATCAAGGAACTTATGAATTAGATTTTCTAGAAAAATATTACAATAAATATCCAGACATACAAAGAGGCCCATCTATAAAATATGGAAAACGAACATATCATCCAGATTTTTATATTCCTTCTTTAAATCTTATCGTGGAAATTAAAAGTTCATGGACACTAAATAAAAAAGAAGAAGAACAAAAAAGAAAAGCTACGATAAAAAAAGGATTTAATTATTTTATGATTTTATATAAAAAATATCCTAATTTTCTATAAAACGAAAAGGGCCTAAGCCCTCTTCTATATAACCTTGTGACGATACATTATTAATTAAAATTTTGTTCCACAGTGTGGACAAAAAACAAAAGATGATTTTTTACGTTTTGCTCCACAATTAGAGCAATAAACTACAAGATCTTCTTTTACAACTCCTTTTCTTGATTCAGGAAGAATTTTCCACTCAGTTTTCCAAGTGTACCAAGAATTAAAAGATGTGTTATCATATTTAAATGATTGATCAGAATTCGATCCTTTTTCAACTCTTCCTGTTTCAATAGGAGCAATAGATGCGTAACAAGCTTTTACATCATTAAGATTTTCATTTACAGAATTACTCATATAAGAGATATTTTCACCTGATGAATAAGAAGTAAACGTATATCCATCTGCGAATTTTGTGTTTGATGTCGTTAATGTTGAGTTGTTCGAATAATTAACTGTTGTCGATGGATGACAATATCCTCCAGTATGAGAAGAATATACATATACATGCGTTGGATTCCAATACCACCAAGGTTCTTGAGGATAATATGTATAAGTAGGAGAATAAAAAGACGGTTGATATTCAGCATAGAATTCAACTTCTACTTTTCCATTTTCTTCGATGGCTTTTTTAACATTAGAGTCGTTTCCATCAACTTCATATGTTTCGAACAAAAATTTTCGAGCCTCATCGAAATATCTTTCAAGAAAAACTCTTTCGCCTGGGCGTAACACAAGTCCTTCTCCAAGATACTTTCCATTGAGACTAATTTTTGCTAAAACTTTAAAAGATGTTGGATTAAAGAGTTCAAATTCGAACTCGTCTCCGTTTTTTAGATAAATGACATTATTGTCATACTGCTTTACTCGTTGTCTACCTTTGGTAACAAAGAGTGTAGGCGCAGTCGTCCGTTGTGATTGTAAATTTACATTTGACATTTTCCTTACGTTATTTTATATTTGAAAAGTTATTCGTTGGTCTTTCTCCAACTCAAATGCCACAAGGACACTAACCCTTCAATCACAAGGTTATATTTTTATATATCTTTATATAAGAGTTTTTTGATAAAGTTTTCAGCAATTTGTTTTCCAAATTGTAAAGAACACATATCTCGAGCATGCTCATAAGGAAGAAATGTTGAAATTCCATTAATTTTGAGAGAAATTCCCGCATTAGCAATTGGGTCAAAGCCAATCATCGGATATGGAGTAGGAGGCCCTTCGATGATTATTCTTTCAACGCTTGAAACTCCTTCAACATCTCGTAATTTGTACATAGCGACTGCTATGACATTTTCATCCATTTCTTCGTGATTTGTAAGCATAATTTACTACAATTCCCCTTTTATTTGATTTGCTAAATCTTTTAAACTATACACTATTTTAATGTCTGGACGTGCTAATTTAGTTTGAATAATTACATCTTGTTGTCTTTCGTATTCTTTATCCATTCCTATAAAAATAAGTCTTTTGCCAGAATTTCCGTGTATTCCCAATTCATATAAAACTATAGGATTTAATGACCCCCTTGAAAACCAAAAGGATATCATGTCACACTTTTTTAAATAAATAATTATATTCCCATGTTATTTGGTCCTTTGCCGCATTAGGATCGTGAATAGGAAAATTCTTTCTTCTTGGGTTATAGATAACTAGATCATCTTCACCTTTTAACATATCTATCATTTCTTTTTGCCAATCTGGGCAATTTGTTATTCCGCCAGCCAAAAATAACGATGTTAAATTTGCTTTAAAGAATTTTTTAGGAGCTTCAATAACTGTTGTTTTCATTTTATTTTGATTTTTTATTTTTACTAGCAGTTTTTTTCAATTTCTTGTTACATTTAATAACTGTTCGTGCTTTTGCAATTAAAGTAGCAATGGGTTCATTTTCATACCCAAATCGGGCGTCGCCTTCCATTAAAATATAAAGATCTTCTCCCAATTGATCAGCAACATTTTTAAGATTATCAAAATCCAGTGTAACATTCAAATCACCATACCAGATCTTGCCATGTGTTCTTGTTAAAACATTTGCGTTAAAAATAACTAATTCACCTTGATGTTCTTGACAATAAGTGCTCTTTGACGCTCCTATCATTCTTCCCATCATAAGACCATTTGTTGCAAATAGAACATAGCATCCTGGATCTGATTCGAATTCAGATTGTGCTTGTTCGTAAGGTGGTATGTAATCTTTATCTGACATTATTCTATATCCTCCTTTGAAGCTCTTTCGTAAATTTTATTTTTTATATATAAATTATATGCTTAAAATAATTTTAGTTTTAATGTCTAATCAATATCATTTTATTTATCTTACAACTAATACTGAAAATGGAAAACAGTATGTAGGTGATCATTCAACGTATAAAGAAAATTTTGATCCATATTATATTGGTAGTGGAAGGCCTTATTTTAAAAATGCTATTAAAAAATATGGCCGGCAAAATTTTAAAAGAGAGATTCTAGAGTTTTTTGATACAAAAAAAGAAGCTTTCGATGCTCAAGAAAAATATATTCAACATTATAACACTTTAGTTCCTAACGGATATAATATAAGTCCTAAAGGTGGAATGAACGTAAGTGGTTGTTGTTCAGAAGAAACTACTCGTAAAAAGAAAGCATTTCGTCATAAATCAGAAGCTAAATAAAAAATAAGTGAATCACATAAAGGAAAAAAACAAAACCCTGAACATATCAAAAAAAGAGCAAATGCACATGTGGGTACTAAAAGAACAGAAGAAACAAAAGCAAAAATAAGCAGATCTCAACTTGGACGTAAAGCATGGAATAAAGGCATTAAAATTAAACCTTTATCTATTGAACAAAGGCATAAAATATCCGAAAATCTAAAAAAACGTAAAAGAACACCAATTTATAAGACGTGCATACACTGTAATTTAATTACTACTGCATTAAATTATGGGCGATGGCACGGTGATAAGTGTAAATACAAAAATTAATCAATATCTTCACGACTGGCCCTTTCATAATATCTACGATTCATTAATTTTAATTTTACTAACACTTCCATTTGATGTCCTAAATCTTGAATGCTCATTTCTAATAAAGTTAAAATATCTCTAATGTCAACTCCTTCAAGAGCATCAGTTAATTCATCATCAATTTTTCTTCTCTCACCAATAGTTTCAATCTTCTTGTATTTGCAGTCCTTTAATATATCTATAAATTTAGTAAGGTTGAACAAATGTATATATTTATCAGGAACTACAATGTCAGTATAGTTATTGTTGAGCAATTTTAAAGTATCTGTTAGAGTAAGTTCTAATATCGACTCTAATGGTATTCTTTGGAAAAGAGGCGAGAATTCATTTGGAGTGAACGAGAATGAATTATCTGCCGGGTTAAAGGTATATATTCCTTTAACATTTCCAATGTCGCTCCTTTTCGTATGATAAGGAGAGCCAATATAGATTATATTTCCTATCTCTTGTCTTTTGTGAATATGTCCTGAAAATAACTTCTTAATATTCTTGAACTTTGAAAAGTTTGCTCTTACATTTCCGATATCTCGACCATTATCATATTTGAAGCCGCTTATTTCTGCGTGGGCAAATACATAATCAAATTTATTTGCACGAACATAACTTTCTTCAGTTTCTCCGTTTCCTATCCAAGGCAATACAAGTATTTTTGAATCGCCATTTGTAATTACTACAGGCTTCTCAAAAACGTATACATTTGGAATATATCGAAATGTAACAATTGAGTTAACATCTGTATTATATTTTTTGTAAATGTCGTGGTTTCCGGTCATAAAATATACCGGCAAAATATCCGCTAAATCGAATACAAGATCTATTGATGTATTCATCACGTATATGTCCAATAGTTGTCTATTGTCAAACCAGTCCCCAAGTATAAATAACACATCTCCCTTCTTTACGTTCTTTTTTAGAAAAGGGATGTAAAAATTTCTAAAAAAGCTTTCTTGGTTTTCTAACCATTCAAGTGCGTTTGCTCTTACTCCAAAGTGTAAGTCTGATAATAAAAAGATGCGTTTATATTGTATTTCCTGAATATCAACTTTGTAGGGTTTTAAATCAGCCATAAAATCTTTTTTATTTTATCTTAAAACAATCTTTTTGTTTTAATTCTATGCGACAATCCATATTTTTCATTTAACTCTCTTAATAGTCCTTCTTTATCAAGGACTCCAACTTCAGCATAGAGCTGATCGTAATTAACTTGGAAAAATTCTGCAAAGGCTATAAAAATTTCCATGTTTGTATACTTTCTTTTCTTTAAAATCTGTTCCTTAAAGTAATAATACATTTTTATCCTGTCATTTCCATCTGCTCTTTTTGGTTTCTTATATTTTTCATAATAAGGTGATTTTTCAAAAATTTCATACATTTCATCATCTAACATTTTTAATGTTCGATTTTCAACAATGTTATCTCCCAATTGATCTTCGTAAAGATTAAAAACACTATCATGAACTTTCATTGTCGACCCAAAGTCTTCATATGTTTGTTCGCCTTGATTATACGAGTTGTTTATGATTTTATCTTCTCGAAGTTCATTATCCTTCTTTGGTTTCATATCTAATAAATTTAATTTTACACGTTAAATAAACCTGTGCCTGTAATATTGATATCGCCAAAATCGATATTTTCAGGAACCGGAGGTTCTATGGGTTTAATATCTTGATTAATTGCTTCCGAAAGACTTACTGATGTTTTTCTTTGTTGTCCTCTTGGATGTGTATATCCTGCAGTTATTTGATTGATAAAAAATTCCATATCTTGAATTGGAGAATTTCTATCTTCTTCAATTCTTGCGTGTTTCCAATCAATTAAGTATCTTTTTCTTGTGTTTTCATATCCTGCAACTCTATTCGCTAAGCACTTTAAGAAGTATTCTCCTTTTGCTTTCATTTCGGCATTAGTAACTATTCCAAATAATATATCTACAGTATGCAAAAGACCTGCAGATTCTGCAATAGATGTGATACTTAAATCATTTGCTTCCCATCCACTTCTATTTGTTTGAGTTACGGAAATCATTGCCCAGTTATTTCTTTGGCCAATTCCTCTTATGTCTTCAGATATTTGTTTGATTTTGATGTAAGTGTTTTCACTATTAGGATTTCTCCAGTTTTTCATAATATTGAGATAATCGATAAATACGTTATCGAATTTATATCCCAATAATTCTTCAGCTTTTTTCAAATAGGCTTCAATATCATTTGCAGATGCTGATGATGATGGAAATTCTACAACGTGTAATTCACCCATTGGTCTTAATGATCTTTGTCTTATAGCATTTAATTTTTGTTTTAAAAGATCTTGATCTTCAACAAGTTTTTCATAATCATCCAAAGGAACATTTAACATATTCGAACCAATTCTCATATGAACCAATTCCCTTTGAAGTTCAAGTGTAATATATGCAGTATTAAATCCCATCTGAACTGATTTTGCCGCCATATTACACATCCACATCGATTTTCCTGACTTTGGCATTCCAAAGAGAACCATTAACATTCCTTTCCAATAACCTCCTTTAGTACAGATATCGATGTAATCATAACCTGAAGGAGTTCTCGATAATCTTGTTTGTAAGTGTGATGCGGGATCAAAGAAACTTGTTCCCATATTAAATGTAAAGTCAATGGCCGTTTCATGAGACATCATGTGACGAACTCTTTCAACTACTTCACTTGCATTTTCTGCAGTTACTTTTGTAGTTTTCATGTACGCTATAGATTTTCTCATTACATTGTCCAAGTTTCTAACTTGAATCCAAGGACCTATATTTTGTTCGAGCCATTCATCA